ATAAACAAGATAGAATTATCTTCAAACTCATCACCGAATACGTAAATAAGTATAATGCGTTCCCTTCTAAGGAAGCTTTGGCTATTGATCTGTCGAACAAGGATGGCATCGGCGAAGAGATTTTTAAACAATCTAAGGAATTGATTGGTGCGTTTAAAGAAGACAAAGAAACCCAAGTCGATTGGCTGTTGGACCAAACAGAAAAGTTCTGTCAAGACAAAGCAATCTATAATGCGATCATGGCGTCAATCGGGATTCTTGATGACAGCACTGGGAAAACCTCTAAAGGGGCGATACCTCAAATACTCTCCGATGCACTTGCTGTATCGTTTGACACACACATTGGTCATGACTTCCTTGAAGATGCGGATACACGCTATGACTTCTACCACAGGAAAGAAGAAAGAATCCCCTTCGACATCGATTTCTTCAACAAGATTACGCAAGGTGGGTTGCCTAAGAAAACGCTAAACATTGCTTTGGCAGGTACTGGTGTCGGTAAGTCACTGTTCATGTGTCATTGTGCCGCTGCTAATCTGATCAAGGGATATAATGTATTGTATATCACTCTTGAAATGGCAGAAGAGCGTATTGCCGAGCGTATCGATGCTAATCTTCTTGACGTGACTCTTGATGATCTCAAGATGTTATCTAAAGATGTATACGATAAGAAGATTGCACGTGTTAGAGGCAAAACCAATCATAAGTTAATTGTTAAAGAATATCCTACAGCCTGTGCTGGTAGCGCCAACTTTCGTCATCTATTGAATGAGTTGAAGATCAAGAAGAACTTTATGCCCGATGTTATCTACATCGATTACCTGAATATCTGTATGTCATCGAGGATTAAACATGGAGCCAACGTCAATTCTTATACCCTTATCAAAGCAATCGCAGAAGAGCTTCGGGGGCTGGCAGTTGAATTCAATGTACCTATCATCTCCGCAACTCAGACAACTCGAAGCGGATATTCGAACAGCGACGTGGGACTGGAAGATACATCAGAATCCTTTGGACTCCCAGCCACAGCTGATTTTATGTTTGCACTCATTAAGCAGTCCGAGGAGTTGGCAGACCTCAATCAGATTGTGGTTAAGCAGCTTAAGAATAGATACGGCGATCCCAATGTTAATTCTCGGTTTATCGTTGGGGTTGATCGTAGCAAAATGCGTCTCTATGATGTAGAAAGTTCAGCACAGGAGGATTTGCTTGGTGGACCAGTAATGGATAATACTAAGTTTGGTAATGAAGATAACGAGCGTAGTAAACCAAAGAACAAGTTTAACAAGTCAATGTTTGAGGGGTTCAAATGAATTATAAGCTTATCGTTAAGCAGGGTCAACCGACTAATATTCTTGAAACTGCTACTGGACAAATTGTTTATACGTCTAATGAAAAAGATGCTAGAGTTTTCATGCGTCGTTTAAACCTTGGTGGTGGGTTTGATGGTTGGACACCAACTTTTTTTCTCAAAACCTTCAAAATTAATCAAAATTATGTATAAATAAACCACGCTACTGAAATATGTATGAACGCTTAGTCGTTCAGAGGCAAGAGTCTAGGAGACATGGAATAGTTGAGAGCATACGGTGGGGTTCCGCTCAACCATATTTCAGCGTAAGGCAAGCTTGAAAAGGCTTGCCTTTTTTATTTTGACAATATATAAATAATTGAAATTCAAAGGAATGACTAATGATTAACTTCAAAGAATTTATTGTCGAAAAGAAAGACCCGCATTCTAATACATTGCACTCATTTGACATGGATCAAACATTGTTTGACCATGATCATAATAAACTTAGAGTGCACGTTAATGATGAAAACGGCAATAGAGTTCAGAGTTTAACTAACATGGAATTTAATTCACACCAATTACCACCAAAGCACAGTTATGATTTTGGTGAGTTTAGAAGTTCTGATGTGTTTAATCAATCAGCCAAACCTATTCACAAGATGATTGCCAAGTTAAGAGCAATACATAAGAACAATAAGAACGTTGAGATACTGACTGCACGTTCAGATATGGATGATAAAGATAAGTTCGCTCATGCTATGAAAAAGTTTGGTATTGATACCAGCGAAGTTCATGTAAGAAGAGCTGGTAATCTTAAAGGCAAATCATCAAAAACTAAAGCACTTGTTATGAATGATTTAATTCAACAAAATGGCTATAAGGCAGTACACTTATATGATGATCATCCTGATAATTTAGAAGAGTTTTTAAAACTACACAGTAAACACCCTGAAGTTGCATTTCATGCTCATCATGTTCAGCATGATCCAGAAACGGGTAATGTTAATATAACTACTACTTCAGAATTACCAAAACCCGTTAAGGAACCTAAAAAATGATATTAAATTTTAAAAGTTTTTTGTCAGAAGCTCCTTCTGAATTTATGTCCGCTGGTGGTTCTAAGGGAACTAGACACTCACTTAATTATGTCAGACCTTTTCTTGGTTCTAATGGAGCTGGGTTAGAACTTGGTAAAGACCACGAAGGTATTCCTGCTGGTACTACAATTAAACCTGTTGGACAGCATGTAATAAATGGTAAACATTATACAAAAGTTACACATGAAGGTAAAGATGTGTTGGTTCCTAATAGTAAATTAAAGAAACCTCAAGAATTAGTAAAAAGAAGAGGCGAAGCTGGATTTAGTAAAGAAAATGCTCTTGCTGATGTTTTAAAACAAGAAGGAATGATGAGAGCAGATACAGCAACTGCAGGCTCTACAGGTGGACACGATTTTCATATTAAGAAACCTTCTGGTGGAGAAATTCATGGCGAAGAAAGACCAGATTTAAATTCTGAAATCGGTGGTGAATCTAAAATTCATTTGGGTGCTAAATTTGGTTCTGCGTTTTTATCTCATAATGATGAAAAAGGTTGGCACATTACAGATAAAAATAGAGCAAAGAAACCAAAATTTGCAGAAGCAATTGATAATGCTACAGTAAATGTTGATGGTAAACCAAAATCTTTTCTACAGCATTTAAATGATACTTGGGGCGCTCCTGGTGATAGACATCTACCTCAGGTCACAAGTGATACTACTGATGATTCTCCTGCCCAAGCATATTTTAGAGATCATGGCGCTCATATACTTCATGTACATAGTCATGGTACATATAGAGTTGGTGATAGTAATGATCAAGATATTCATAACACTCAATTACCAACAATTTCAGGTATGACTGGAAGATTTACTGTAGGTAGAGAAAGAAAAGGTGGTGGTGTTCAAGTTTCTTTTAGACCACATAAACCTTCTTTGGCGCCCTCCTCAGTAGATCTTATGAATCCAGAACACAGAAAACAGTTTGCTCAAAATATTGCTGCTCCGCCAGTTAAACCAGTTCGTGGCAAAGTATCTATTGACAGTGCAGCTCTTAAACCACAGCAACCAGCGCCTCAACAACCAACAACTGAACCAGTTGTACCAGTAAAAAGATCTGGTAATGATATTGCAGGAAAAAGAATATGATCAGCTTTAAATCATTTATAACAGAAGAAGCCCAGGAATCAAATACATTAAAACATATTGAGCATCACAGTTTAGATGATCATGATGGCGTTGCGCATTCTGCTAATATGTTAGACGCAATTCATAAAACAATGCTTGGTAAAAGTTCATCCGCCGAAATAACAAATCATTTTAGCGGATTATTTCCTGTTTCTTTTGGTAAAGATAGAAATGGTAGGTTCTCAGTTGCTCATGATCCAAATGTTCCAAACTATTCTCATGAAGATATAGAAAGAAATCATCAGGGTGATCATTACACTGTTGGTAAATTAAAAGCTGCGTTTGATCATCTACATAAAATTTTACCAGATAAGCCAGGATTGTTTGATGGTAAGATGTATGATGCTAATGATGTCCAAACTAAAAAGAATATGCATAATATTACAACAAAGAATATGACATATTCCACACCAAAGAACAGTGCAACTGGTAAGAAGATATCTAATGCTATGGTTGGTGTTGCTGTTGACGGACATCATGATGGTAAACAGTTTCAACCAATGACTAAGAAAGTAAGGGATACATTTAAAGATCACCCTGACGTTCATCATATTGATCCAACTATAACTGGTAAGGCAGCTAACTATAATCCAACAGAACAACAATCTTTCCTGAGCTCAAGAAAGAACGCTGAGATAACTTATGGTAAAATGAAACCTGATGCTTTTGAAGCAATGAAAGGTCATAGTAAGAAACTAGCAAATCATACAGAAGAGATGTATGCTGGTGGCGTAGAACCAACTGTTGATACATATCTAAGTAGTTTACAGAAGAACAAAGACCATCCAACATCAGCAGAACAGGTTATTGCTAATAGAAATCATTTTGAAAAAGCAATAGAACTACATGGTCATATCAGAAATGCAAAAAATGCATTAATAGATCCTTTTCATAAAAATAATGAATTTGCGCAAACAAATAAAAATGGTGAAGCGGTTGAGCCTGTATCTATGGTTAATATGACTAAAGGTGATAGTAAGGGGT